AGCTGTGAGCAAGGCCGAGTTTATCAACGTGGCCCGGCAAATCTATATCGAAACACTGAACTTCCTGACCCGCCTATCGGCCCGGTATTCCCGGCTGGTGGCCGAGCCGGTAGCAAAGCTGGCCGGGGAGGTTATAGATCACTGCGAGAAGGCCAACAGTATCTATCCATCAGATGTTCAACGGATAGAGCTCCGCAAGGCGCACTTGCTGGAGGCACGGGCTTCCCTGATGGCCCTCGACGTCCGGCTGACTCTCTGCTATGACGTGATGAACCAAAACCCGGAGGGAGCGTTTACGAACTCCAAAGGGGCGACGGTGGATTCCCGGAAAGCGGTGGAGAAGCTGGACAAGATGGCCCAGAGCCTGGGCGACCTGATCGACAGAGAAAACGAGCTGTTGAAGGGCGCGGTGAAGGTTCTGGCAAAGGGTCCCCGGTAGGATGGGCGCTTGGGTGTACTTCTGTAAATCTGCTGCTGGCGGTGTGGTGGTGGCTCCGGTCCCCTAATTACAACAACAATAACAATTTCAGGGCCGTCAACACCAGCGGCGGCAACAACAACAATAACGCCAACAACTCTGGGGGCGTCGCGCCCGGATTTTGCTAAAGCTGGGTCAAATGGAGTAACCGAAAGGTGAAAGACGACCTTAGCAAAAGGAGAAGTACTTCCCTGGTCCATGAGGCCAAAAACTGCCCTTTGATGCTCAAGCACGGACGCTGCTTGCATGGCGGGAGGATGTGCCTATTCCCGTTTCATGTGCTTGAGCAACGCAGATTAGACGGCACCCTACAATTCATCTGTACGAAGGAGCGAACACTTTTTTATGACCAGCGAGGAACGCCGGGAGGCCCGGTATCAGCGCCGGAAAGCCAAGCGGCAAGAGCGGCGGGAAGCCAGGTGCGCCGCCCTGGGAGACATTAGCCAGGTGTATAGCTACCGGAAGATGTTCTTCTACGGGAAGCGCTGCTGCAACGGAGTCCGGTGGAAACAGTCGGTGCAGAATTTTGAAAGCCATCTGTTTTCCGGGACCGCCCGGAGGCGGCGGCAAGTCCTGGAGAACACCTGGAAGCCCCAGAAATGCACGCACTTTACCCTGTGTGAGCGGGGGAAGGTGCGCCCCATTGACGCGCCGCACATCACCGACAGACAGATCCAAAAAGTCCACAGCAACGAGGTTTTAATCCCCCTCTACGAGCCGAGCATGATTCACGACAACGGGGCCAGCCGGAGGGGGATGGGGCTCCATTGGCAATTCCAGCGGGTAAAGGACCAGCTCCACTGGCACTATCGCCGGTGGGGCCGTCAGGGTGGAGTGCTGCTGATGGACCTGAAGAGCTTTTTCCCCAATGCCCCGCACCGGACGATCTATCAGCGCCACCAGGAGTTCATTCTGAACCCGGACCTGCGCCGGGTGGCCGACCTCATCATTTCCAGCTCCCCATGCCCCACACCGGGGCGGGGGATGCCTTTGGGCGTGGAGCCCTCCCAGCAGGAAATGGTGGCGCTCCCCAGCGCTGTGGACAACTGGCTGAAATGCCAGAAGGGTATTCACTGCGCCGGACACTACATGGACGATTACTATGTATTTCTGCCGGACCTTGAAGAGCTGAAAAAGCTGGCCCACGAGCTGGTGCGCCGGTTTGAAGCCCTGGGTATCCGGGTGAACAAGCGCAAATGCAAGGTCATCCCGTTTACCAAGCCCTTCCGGTTCTGCAAGGCCCGGTTCACCCTGGGGCCGACCGGCAAGGTTACGGTCAACGGCAGCCGGGACGGCATCAAGAGGGCCCGGCGCAAGCTGAAGCTGTTCTACCGGGAGTTCAAGGCCGGCAAGCGGGACTTCAAAGACATCGAGCAGTATATGGAGTGCCAGAGCGCATACTATCGGAATTTCAACGACCACGGGCGGCTGCTCCGTCTACGGCGGCTGTACCATGCCATCTTTTTGGAGGTGCACAATGTATAAACTCTCCCGAAACGGGGAAAGCCTCGGCATGACCGAGGCCCTCACCTACATCAAAACCGCAGCGAATGGCTGCTACGTTCTGTGCCCGGAGCCGGAGGCTTCGGGCATTGTCTTTTCCGGGGTCATCTATCATCTTCCGGGGCGGCCGGAGTTGAGTGGCGCGGATACCGTGGCTGTAGAGGTGGTAGATGCCGGGGCAGAAATCGAAAAGACTGCAACTACAAATGGCATCGTGTTTACTACTATGGCAGAGGCAGGAAACATTGACGATGTGACAGCGGCGGAACACGCGGATTTGTTTTCTCCTTGGGCGTACCCTGTAAATTACACCGCCGGACAGATCAGGAGATACACTGATGGGAAACTGTATAAATGCCTGCAGGCACACACGTCTCAAGCGGATTGGACGCCGGACACAGCGGTGAGTCTGTGGGTTAGTATTTCCGATCCGGCGGAGGAGTGGCCGGAATGGTCCCAGCCGCAAGGTGCTCATGACGCATACGAACAGGGAGCAAAGGTAAGCCACAACGAAAAGCACTGGACCAGCGATGTAGCAAACAACGTATGGGAGCCCGGTGTGTACGGGTGGACCGAGGTGACAGACTAATGGGACGATACATCGCCCGGAAGCGGGCCCGGTTCCACAGTTTCGGCCGTGAAGTGAATATCCCGTGGGGAGCCGTCCTGGAAGAGCAGGACGGCTCTTTGTTTTGGAAGGGGAAGCTGCTATGCGGTATTACCAGCCAGAACGCCTACGACTACTTCTCCAGGGACGATGACGGCCAGGGAAAGCTCCGGGGCCAGCTCGTGGAAGCCATCAAGGACCGCCTGGAAAAGCGGGACAAAGGGTATCAGGCCCGGTGGAACCAGGTGTGGGCGGACCCGAAGTGCCAGCAATACAAGCGGCCGGAGCATGAGGACTGGTGGGTGTGGTCATACGCTTTTTATAACGCCCCGATTTCCGACCTCCAGTACATCGCTGCGCTCGTAGGGGCAGGGAGGAGGTGATTCCGATGGTTCAACTCAATCCGGGGGCGTTCGTACTGGCCTTTATAGCTGCGATGGGCGTCCCGTCTGCGATCATGGGGCTTATCGTCTGGGCCTTGAAGAAGCGCATTGACGCCAGAGAAAAGGACCAGGACGAGAAAAACAGAGCCCAGCAGCGCCTTATGGTCCTCCTGGTCCAGAGCACCAGGGCTTCTATCGCCCTGGGCGAGGCTACGGCCCATGCCATGCAACGAGGCCACACCAACGGCGACATGGAGGCGGCGCTCAAGTATGCTGCCGATGTGAAGCACTCGCAAAAAGATTTCTTGGCGGAACAGGGAATCCACAACATTTTCGATGACTGAAAGGAGAAACTACCATGACTTTTGATATTACCCCCATTGTTGAGGCCGTCGTCGCCGTCGTGTGCGCCGTCGTGACCTGCGTTCTGATCCCTTACATCAAGAGCAAGACCACGACCGAGCAGCAGAAGGAAATCAATGCCTGGGTGAAAATCGCCGTATCCGCTGCGGAGCAGATTTACACCGGCTCCGGTCGCGGTGAGGAGAAGAAAGCGTATGTCCTGGAGTGGCTCCGTTCCCACGGTATTACCGTAGATGACGAAAAGCTGGACGCCATGATTGAGGCCGCCGTCTACGAGCTGACCCAGGGCATCATTCCCTTGGAGGGCGTCGCCATTGTGGAAGGCGGTGATGTCAATGACGCCGGTTGAACGACTGCTCCAGACGGCCAGGGCAGAGATTGGGTATATCGAAAAGGAGACCAACTCCCAGCTCGATGACCCCACTGCAAACCCCGGAGACGACAACTGGAATAAATATGCCCGTGACCTGGATGCCCTGGGCATCGTCTACAACGGCCGGAAAAATGGTTATGCCTGGTGCGACATCTTCACCGACTGGTGCTTCATCCACACCTTCGGCTTGGAGGTGGGAATGGCCCTTCTGTGCCAGGCAGAGAAGGGGTTGGGAGCCGGGTGCACCTATTCCGCCCGCTACTACAAAGAAAAGGGCCAGTTTCATACCGACGATCCGCAGCCCGGAGATCAGATCTTCTTCACTAACGACGGAGGCGCTACCATGTACCACACCGGCATCGTGGAAAAAGTCGCCGGAGGGAGGGTCTACACCATCGAAGGGAACACGAGCTCTCTGCCCGGCGTAGTGGAGAATGGCGGCTGTGTCCGGGGCCAGAGCTACCCCCCTGGGGCCAGCTACC